CAAGATTAAATACTTTAGACAGGTGTTTGGCGATGAGCTTGGTATAGATACAAGTGTTATGGAATACGAAGATTATTATATCTGTAAGTGTAAGATTTTAGCTTACGATCCTGAACGAGTATTAGCCACAGGTCATCATAAGCAATTTAAAAAAAGAAATGCAACATACATACAAGGTGCTTTACCTATGTCTGAATCGTTTGCAATATCAAGAGCTTTAAGTTTCTTTGGTATCTTGGATAATGATATAACCTCCCTCGAAGAGTATAGATCATTAAATATTCCTTGTACTAAAGAAGTTAAAGGTGCTGTCAATGGCAGTACAAATAAAGGTGTAGATCAAATCATAAATGAGTTTAAAAAATGTAGAAACATTTATGAGTATAGGCAAGTTAGAAAATATAACGACCCATACATTGAACAAGCCTTAACTAAACATCCCTCTACTTACAAAGCGATAATGAATGTTGTCGAAAACGTAGAGGATAAACTAAACAAACAGGAGAACATATAAATGGATAAGATATATATAAAACTTATACCGAATGCAGACAAACAACCAGGAGATAACAGACCTAGTTGGGTTGCACCTATAAATCCTAAATCCCCACAAGGAAAAACGTGGAGAATAGGAGCTAAAGTAGGCGACACTTGGTATAACCAAGCTGCTTTTGACGATACCAATGAAGATGGCTCACCAACAGGAGGATTGAACGTAGTGCTTTCACCTAGTGATAATAAAGCACCTCAATCTGGTAGTGGTGGACAACAACCAGCAATGGGTGGGTATAAAAAACCCTACCAAAAAACTGGAACTTATGGTAATTACAGAAGATAGAGCTTAGGCTCTAAGTTTGTGGCGAGGTTTTAGTCATCACCCTTGACTTTCTTACGTTGTTTTCCCTTGCCACAGACTCCAAACTTAAAAGTAATATAAATTATGGGACATCAAGAGAAATCACATAGTAGCCTTGCTCTGTCCCTATAAAACTATGACTGATAATGTATATAAAAAACAAATAGGTGGAGATCATTACAGCTCAATGACTATACAACCATCAGAATTTATTAATAAAAACAACCTTCCTTTTGCTGAAGGAAATGCTATTAAGTATCTATGCAGACACAAGCAGAAGGGTCAGAAAGAAGATTTACTCAAAGCAAAGCATTATATTGATATGGCAATCGAAAGGGACTATGATTGACAAAAGGGTTAAATCTTATATAAGAACAAGGTACGGAGATGCAAACTTTAAATATGTAGAAAAGTTTAATTCCGTAGAGAAAGCTGCCGACCCCTCAAATGAGGGAGAGTTAGTAGAAGTAGTGGTCAACGAAATTAAATGGGATCACACAAAAGTGAAGGAGGATGCTGATGGAAATCAGAAAGCGTCTGCAGAAACTGATGGACAAACAACAAAAGAAAAGTGAGTTGTATGTTCAAACAGTGCAGAAGGCTAACAAATTGAAAGTTGAAAGTTATAACTTACATTTGAAAGTCACTGAGTGCAGAGAGCAATTAATGGCAAATAGATAGTCATTAATTACATCGTTATAAAAACAACAAAAGGTTGTGCAAACAACAGAGGGGATGCTACGCAAATGAAAACACTTACACAATTAAAACAAGCTATGAAAGCTCCTATGTATAGGGAACTAACAGGGAGAGAACTTTTAATTTACAAGACAGGATTTAAGAATGGCTATCGTATGTCATTGCAACAAAGTAAAGCAAAGATAGAAGGTCAGTTATTAAAATTAAAATTAAGACAAGAAAGATTTGAAGAGAAGAAAAATGGTTTAGCATCAGACCGAAAGAAAGTTTATCCTCAAACTTTAGATACAGTCGTTAATAAAATTTGTATTCAATATGAAGTTAGTAAACAAGAAGTGTTAGGTACAAGACGATTTGAATTTTTAGTTAGAGCTAGAAGTATTATAATTAATTTAATGATAGAGATGTATGGTGTATCGTTATCTCAACTAGGTAGAATGTTAAAGATAGATCACTCTACAGTTATACATCATCGTAGATTAAAAGCATTGGGTCAAAGGTTTTGGACACCAGAGAAAACAATACACGAAGAGTTTAAACAATTAAAAGAAGAATTGCTTACTTAAATCCTCTTAACATAGATTGATAGCTTTTTTTACTTACAGTAGATTTAGATTTACTTCTACTTGTACCAGATTTCTTTCTTTTATTGATGTTGTAATACAAACCTTTTTTAGCAGTCTTACCTGATTTAGTTTTGTGATAACCTTTTTTCATTATTTCCTTTTTGATTTAGATTTAACTATTTTTTTTTGTAATGATTTAGGTAAAGTCTTTTGTTTCTTTGTAAGTTTACCTTTTGATTTCTTGCCGTACATTTTGTCTCCTTATGTTTATATATTTATCGAAACAACTTTCTGTGTTTTCACCATATTGTTCACAAAATCGTTTCTTCTCTGCATTTATAATCCATCCACCTTCATTACTCAATAGCTGTCTTTTACACATGATGCAATATCCACAAACTAAAGTAAGGTTTCTTTTAGACCAGGTTTTTTTCTTTACCATTTTTTGCAAGACCAATAACGAGCTGTAAATTTATCTGTTGCAGTTTTGCAATTATGCCTAGCTCTGAAGCTCTTTCTAGCTGCAGGATTTGACTTACGTATCTTCATATTAGCATCGCCATATCTAATAATCTTTTCTTTGCCATCCTTACAAGCCTTAACAACAAACTTCTTACCACCTTGTACTTGTCGTTTAGGTGCGTTGCATTTCATCTTTGCTTTATTTATAGCCATAACTATCTATAATATTTTCTGTCGTATAAAACAACTTTCCATTTATCTTTCTTTTTAAAGTTCCCTCGTTTGGCATATTCTGTGGCTTCTTTTTCTGTGTCCCATATCTCGTTTGTGAATATCTGCCAACGATCATTCCGAAACCAAATCAAACAATACATTAATTAGTCAATGATATAATCTTTACAATCTTCTTAGCACCCATATAGATTTCTGTCTCTGCTTTTATTTTATTACAAGAGAACCTAACAGACTGAGGATTAACTTCTCTCTGTGCTATACGTTTAGATTTTAAACAAGCAGACATTTTTTCTTTATAAGTATGCTCAACTATATCTCCATTGAGGTGCATGATTAAAGCTATAACAATTTCTACCATTAGTGATTACCATTTCTTAATTTTTCAATATCTTTTTGTATTGAAAGTATTTGTTCTTTGAGATGGTCTATGTTTACTTTATTATATCTACTAGCTTCTATCTCTTTTTCTATTGATTCTATCTGTGTTGCTAAATGTTCTATAAGCATATACATTTCTAAATTTTTAGGTTCTTGTTCTGCTTTCTTTAAAAGATCAGCAGCAAAAAGAGTATCTGCTGTTTCTAATCTGTTAAGTCTTTCTTCTATACCAAAGTAAACCCATACACCAATAGCAACACCTGCTACGATCGATAAAATAGTCTTAAGATCGGTGCTTACTTTTGTACCTTCATTTAATTTCATTTGGTATTGCCTGTTCCATTATTATAATATCAGGATTGTCTTTTAAATACTTTATTTTTAAATTATCCCAATGTCTACCTTCTGGTCTTTTTTCTTGTACTACTCCTACTACTCCTAATTTATTACACATATTAAATAGCTCTGCAAATTCTAAAGGTGGTGGACTAATTCTAGGTATTCTTTTACACTCTTTTATAAGTTCAAGTTGAGTTTTTATTTTACTTTTCTTCTGCATCTCTGCAATATACTCATCACTACACACAGCACCTAATGGCATACGAAATCTAAAACCTAATGTTTGATCTTGATATTCATCACTTGTGCCTGTTTTGTATTCGTGTTGTCTAACTTCTGTATAAGTTTCCCAACTACCTCTTTCACAAGTTCCGTAGTCATTAAGATAATCATTCCTTGCTTGTGCATAAGTTGCTACACAAAGAAAAAATATAATCCATAATAAATTATCTCGTAAGGTCTTTAAGGTCATAAGTGTGATCTCTTACTGTGTCTGCTAATTGTCTGTATAAATTTTCTGCCATAGTCCATGTTGCTTCCGCAGCTGATAGTCTTTGTTTAAGGTCATTGATGTCAGCTCTAGAATTATTAAATCTTTCTTCTAATTTAATAATGGTTTCTTGGTTAGCTGTAATAGTATCTGTAAGGTTAAGGACATATCTAACTGATGTAAATGTTCCAGCAATAATTGCTGCTATCACAGGAACTATAACTATATTCTTTTTTAAATATTCTAATTTACTTTTTGGTTTTTTCATTGTGGTTCTTCTCCTCCGCAAATATATCCTATAACTTTTTTACCTTTGTAAGTGTGGTAATAATGATTAGACATAAATGTCTTTTTCTTTTTTTCCACAGCTGTTACATTGGTATTAAACCAAGAGCTACAACTTGTAAAGATTTCAAAACTATCTTGCTTTATTTCACCACCAAAGGTTAAGTATAACAAGGTAATTATGATAGGTTTCATCTACCCTGACCTACATATTTTTTCCAGCTACATTTTTTGTGCTTGTTCATAGATGACATTTTGGGTCGTCTACCTAGGCTAGTATTTTTTTGTATTCTTTCGTGCTTTGGTTTTTGTAGATCGAACTTTACTCTTGCCATACTTTCCTGTTTGTTGTGATAGTAGATTTACTTTACGACTGTACTGTTGTGCAAAAGATTTTTTGATGGTCATTTGCTAAAGTTTTTTATTTCACTTGCTTTGATACCATAGATAGCAGCAACGACTGATACCCAAAGTCCAACCAACCACCAAGGCATTGATTGTAGTTTCTCAAAGAATAAATCCATCTTCTGTTCTATTTCTGGATCATCTGCAAATACAGAGTAAGCTAACATGAAGATAGGGGTAGACAACACGATAAGTACGAACTCATCTTTCCAGTCTCCCTTCTGATGCTCGAATACTTTACCTTTATATTCTATCTCCCCCCTCCTCATCTTCTCTGCATGGTGAAGTCTGGCTTCTGATAATGCTTCTTTAGTTTTTTGTTTGTCTTGATATAGCTTGGCAGCTGTCTTTACTCCCATGCCTAATAAATTTAACCACATTATTCTACTACCTTACCATCTTTCCATTCCATGTCTGGTAAATTATTTTCAAAAGTTTTACCATCGTAGGTAAGTATTTGTTTTCTGTTATTACCTTTCTCATTATAACTACAATGAATCCAACCTGCAGCTGGATCATCTTTTTTATAATATTCAAGGATGAGTTGGTCAAAGTCGCAGTTGTTTGCAATCCAATAAGCTACTTTTATATTAGGTACACCAGCTATCTCAAAGTCTGCTGCTTGTCCCTTGGCGTGTTGGCTAGTTTTTTTACTACCTATAGCTACACACAGCTCTTCTGATCTATATCCTGATGTAATTGTTACAGGTTTATCAAACTTATTTCTTACAGGTTCTAATACACAGTAGCATAAATCTTCTAAATTTTTTATATCACCTGCTCCTGGGGTATTATCAATACCTTTACGTTGAGCCGTCATAGACTTGGTAAACTCTTCTAATTTGAAATGCTTCGATAGTTTCATCTATTATAATATATCTTAACCTTTAATTTTTTTTGTAGCTCTGTCAAGCTCCTATTTATCAATGATCCTGCCTTTCTTACATATTTATCTTTAGGTATATAGTCAGATTTTCTATAGTTTGCAGTCTTTACATCATAGGCTTGATACTCACCTGTGTTAATATCTAGCACTACCATATCTATTGGACCAATACCCATAGCTGGTACAAATACAATCTTGTTAGGGTCTTGTGCAAATTTAGCTTGTGCGATGAGTTCATTATATAATCCTGTTGAAGCTGTTTTATTGCGTTTAGCCATTCCATTTAAAGAAACCAACTGCAGCTCCTATAAGTCCGCCTATAATAATAAGAAAACTAATAACACCCTTACCTTTATTCATATCAGAGTGTAAACTTTTTATATCTTTACGCATCTCGTCAATCGCTTTAAATAAAGTTTTCATACGTTCTTGACATACCTTCTCATGGTAAGAGATACGAATACTATTATTTTTTTCTGCGTAATTTTTAATTTTCTTTTGTGCATTT